CCCCCTGGTGCCATTCGGAGAAACGCCGGAGACGATAGTCCAGTGCGCAGACGACCAGCCAAAGGCCGCATTGAGAAACCAGAGGCCAGCATGGCCGCCATAGCTCAAATAGCCCAGCGCAAGCCACTCCCTCTGGCCAGAGGTACCGGTATCTGTATAAAGTCCGTCAGCAAAGCCTGTGGTGGAACCGCCTCCCACTCCCGTTGGAATCATTAGGCCCAGGTCAATGTCTGTGGTTTCTTCCGTGATGTATTTCCAGTTTGCTGCTGTATATGGCACCTGTGCTATCGCTTTCTTGTAGCTTGTGCGTACCGTTGCAATGGTGCTGGACAGCGTGCTGGCATCCTGGCACACATACACATCTCTGGCCGGGTTCCCATCCTCGCCTGTTACAATGTCCATGACCACATTTGCCAGTACCTCATAAGCACCTATACCAGTTTCAATCCCCTGAATCTTATAGGCAAACTTGCCATTGGTATTGCTTACCAGGGAGCCATCTGATCCGGCCACTTCATCTGTGGAGCCGGTATGCCATGGCATGGTGGAAATACAGGTGGTCAGTGTAGTATCAAAGACCTCCGGGGCATCTACATAAATGGCAGAGTTGGTGTCATCCACTGCCTCAATGCTCAGAATCTTCACACTGTATGCCAGATTGTGCATATACGCATAATACCGATCCTTATTGGTTGCCTCTCCCATGTCTCCAATAGAAACATAGGAACCGACCAGATAATTTGCCGCTTGGGCCGTTGTGACAATCACTCTGGACACGCCGGTCTCCTCCACCAGGTTCATATGCTGATAATTGTAGGAGGTGCATCCGGCCATGATGCTCTGGCTGTGTGTTGTGGCGTATTTAATAATCATCATCAACTGACGGTAGAATAAATCCCAGCTGGTAGTTCCGCAATAACGTCCGCCCAACTTGTGCATATAAGTAATCATTCCAGTGTAGCTGACTGGATTCTTTGCCTCTGTGGCCTGGCATCCATTGGCCGGAGCCAGTCCCTTTGAGGAATACGGTGCGCCCCCAATGTCTCCTGCCACATACTTTGCATGGATCATAAATGGGCTGAGTGTTCCATCTGGGTTGATGGATTCTTTCATGGGATGCGGTGTGAGTTCCGTCTGGCTGTCAGAATAGTGATATAACACTGCATCCGCCGTGTCCTCAATTCCGAACCATGCGCTCATTGTAACCTCTCCCACCTGTACCTTGCCATACTTCGTGAATCCGGTCTGTCCCTCCAGGGCATCCACATGGTTGAATCCGTTTTCATCCACAGAGAAATTACAGGTAAAATGCTGAAAAAGGCCATACTGTGCATAGTCGTCCCGGCCCTCTGTTCTGCCCACAGATGGCTCACACACCATATTTTCATTGGCGTTCATCTTCACGCCTACCGGGCTGGTTGATGTCGCGTATTTATATATTTTTGTGGTAAATACTTTTCCATTCCGTCTGAGGGCAAAATAATTGGAGAGCGCGTTCTCCACTCCGCCGCCAGCCTCTTTGATTGCATCAATCTGGGTTTGCCCTGCGCTCTGGATTTCCGACACACTCGCCGCCGTATTCGTGACCAGGTTTTCAGATGCCTGCTGCGCCTGCTGCAGATTGCCCTCCAGACCAGTCTTAATCTGATCAGCAGTCTGAACCAGATTCTGCATGGTTGAGATTCTGGCGTTTGCCGTTGAGATGTCCGCCTCCAGGCTTTCCTCTACCTGGCCTGCTGCCGTAACATCTGCCTCCAGACTTCTCTCTGCCTGGCCTGCTGCCGTAATGTCCGCCTCCAGACTTCTCTCTGCCTGGACTGCTGCCGTGATGTCCGCCTCCAGGCTTTCCTCTACCTGGCCTGCTGCCGTGATGTCCGCCTCCAGACTCGCCTCTGCCTGGCCTGCTGCCGTGATGTCCGCCTCCAGACTCTTGTGAGTGGTATTCCCCTCTGTCACTTTCTTGGTCAGATTCGTGAGGAGTGTATTTCCATCACTCACTTTCTTGGTCAGATTTGTGAGGAGCGTATTTCCTGCCTCGGTTTTGTCTGTCAGGCCTGACTGTACTGTTTTGGCCTCCTGCAGGTCCGCATTAAAAGCCTGCTGCGTCTGCTGATTCTTGGTCACATCTGTATTGATGGCCTTTTGTGCAGCCAGGATGTCCGCTTTCACTTGGTTGTATTGATTGTTTTCGTCCGATACTTCATTGATCGCCGCCACAATATTTGCACGCACATCTTTTCCTTTCTTTGCAGCGGCAATCTGTTCTGTATACCGTTTTACGTCCGCCATGCCTTACCCTCCTATCTTCATGGTGCATGAATTATCTTCCAGAGCCACATTTGCCAGGTCCTCCGGATGCCCTGCCCTGGCTATCTTCTTTTCTTCCGGAGTGTCCTGCCATATATCATGGCCCTGCACTGCGTACAGAGCCAGCTCATATGGTTGGATGCACTTTGCCCTATTCTCCTGCCTCGCGCTGAATGTCTGCATTTTCGCCTCCTCCTTTCTTCAAGCCCACCTTTTCCTTAAATTCCTCAATGGTGCCTGTTTCCGTTTCCGTTTTTGGTACCGTGTTCTCATCCTGCGGAGGAACAGCTACTCCTGCCTGCTCCGTTCCGGATGCTGCCATCTGCAGCTGGAGATTGGTCAGCTCCTGGGCATATTCCTCAGATTTCATCTGCCGCATGTGGGACTGGATTCTATCCAGCACCTTATCCATGAGTGATGGCGGAATTGCGTACTCCTGCATGAGTCCCAGCACCTGTGCATCCAATTCTCCTGCTACAAAATCCAAAATTGCTCCTACGTTCATATTTTCCTCCTATCCCATCATCATTCCGTTTCGGAATGTGAAATTTGTCCATGTCCACTGTATTGCTCCATTTCCTATATCCTTAATGTTCGTGATGATTTTCTGTGTGCCTGTGAATGTTTCCCACACCGTATCTGCGTTGTAGGTTGTGGCGGTATAGAGCTTTCCCATGATGTCCACTCTTGTATTGCCTTTCAGTCTCAGCGTCCGCGCTGATGAATTGTTATAGGCACCGGCAAAATCAATCCACCCATAGGTTGTGGAACCGTATCCTCCGGTAATTTCTCCATATGCCATCTTAATAAACCAGCTGCCATTTTTCGCCTCAAAGGTTCCCTGACAGCTCGCACCTTTCATGGTCACATATCCGGATGCAGTCAGCGTGAAGTTGGTGGAGGCAATGCTGATCCGGTTGGACTTTATGGAAATAGAGCCGGATTCCGCGCTGATTTCAGAGGACAGATTGCCCTTTGATACTTTCAGCTTGATATTGTCCGCATTAACCTTGATACTGCTCTGCAGCGTCTCCTCTGCGTTCTTTGCTCTTGTGACCTCCGCCGTGATACTGTCTGATGTAATCTGCAGCTGTGCCTCATTGTAATGGGCAGCGTACCCCAGGATTTCCACATCTGTAATACAGATATAGTCCCCTGTTGTATTGCAATAAAAATACAGGTACCTGTTTCCTGCCGGCACACTGTCAAACGTCAGCTCTATGGTCTGCCATTCCGTTCCCAGGTCTCCTGCAGCGGTATATTTGTTGCTGTAAAAGTTGCACCTGAGTCTTGTACCTGTCTTTCCACAGCAGGCCTTGAAACGCACCGTAAACTTTCCGGCACGCGGCACTTTGATGACGTACCTGGTTCTGAGATAATAATTTGTGCTTGTTGCACTTCCCAGATTGATGCTCATACACGTTTTTTCTTTCCAGGTTGTCCGAAATACATAGGTTGTATCATTCCGGTACCAGTTTTCTGTGTAATTTCCGGAAAATCCGTCTGGGAAATCTCCGTCCACACAATAATCATGCTGCTGTGCCTCATACATTTCTGTGACGCTCTGGGTAATCTTTCCGGCCTCCACCGTGATCCTGGCATCCACATCATCAATCAGCTCTTTCACGTTCCGGAGCACCCGGATGTCCGTGATATACGCCTCCCTGGCACTGCTGCCATATAGGGCAAAATAAAAGGACCTTGTACTCTTGCTGGACAGTGTTACAGTTTTTTTGATGGTGTACCAGGTATCTGTGGCCATTGAGGAAAACGTCTGATACTGGGTATAGCCATTCAGACCAAAATAACAGTAAGACGGTTTTTTCCCGGATGGTAGATATATTTTTAATTCCACTTCATAAGTGCCCGGTGGTAATTCTCCCAGGCTCTGCTGCAGTGTGGCCATGGATGTGTCTGTCTTTGTCAGGTGCAGCGCATTGATGTTTCTGGCCTGTCCGGTCCCCACTGTCATGTTGGCTGTCGCCGTGAACGCTGCCGCTGACAGTTTCTGGTTGTCTCCATTCTTCACATAGTCATATCTGTTTGTGATACTTTTCTGGTCTGTTACTGCCAGTTGTATCTGATCCTCCACAGACTTGATACTGGTTGTGATGACTTCCCGGACTGCCGTTTCTCGCTGATCCGTGTAAGCGTTGGCATCCTTTCCAGCCTGCGTGAACTTTCCCTCCAGCTCTGACTTATACTCCACTGTGAGTTTTTCCGCTCCTATGGAATTGGCTGTGACGCGTTCTCCAATTACTTGACCATCCAGCGTCATTCCCACCGTATATGGTCCGGCATAGCCATTGTGGCTGCCGCCTATGCCGTATTTGTTGATCTGTAGAATATTGGTGGCCTGGTCTTTATCCGGTGCATCCATGTATAAATCACGGAGCCACATCCCATTTTCATCAAACTCTGTCAGCTTATAGCCGCCCTCACTTCCTGTCATCTTGGCTGTCAGGTTATCTATGGCCGACTTAATAGCCTCATTCTGGATTCTCCTGCGTTCCTCTGCTGTGGCTGTTATTCCGGAATATATCCTGCTCTGCTGCTCCGTATAGGTCAACTTGCGGTTTTCTCCCAGTGTCAGCTTTGCGCTGTCCGGCCTCTGCAGAGGGATGGTCATTTCCATAACTGGGAAAATCCGGTCCATGCCATACGGTCTGGCCCTGCAGGGGATTCTGTCCCCACAGTCAAACGCGTCATACTCTTTATCCAGGGCAGACAGGTCCACCGCCGTGAGCGTGAGCGTCATTTCCTCAAATTGATTATCCTTTAGCCAGGTGTTTCCTTTCCGGAGCAGATTGGACGGCTCTGTCACATCCTGCCAGGTGTTGGTAGCCCATACCCATCCAAAAGTATCCACTGCCTCCTGGCTATAAATATAATTTGTTCCACCGTTTACGCTGGTAATATCCACATATTTCTCCAGGCCCTCTATCTCTGACTCTCCCTGCAGGCGTGCCCCCAGAGGAATCAAAGCTGTGACCAGGTTTTCCGCTGTCACGCTCTCAGAATAATCCAGCAGGTTCAGTCCAAACTCAATAGGCTGCTCACAATACTTGCCGTACTCCTCCAGTGTGATCCAGTCCAGATATAGCTTGTCATTTACATGGCGGAGCCTCAGATAGCCGCCCAGCTTTTCAACCAGCTTTTCCCGGATGGCTTTCAGCGTGTTCTCAAAATTCGTGAACCGGTATAAGGAATCATTTGCATCTTTGATGGTCACAATCCCCAGATATATCTTTTTCCGGTCCTCCACCTGGCTATTATGAATATCCAGGAAAGTCCCCAGCATCTGCCGGGGGGCCATATCGTGATATACTGCCTGTGGCTGAATGGAGTCTGAAAGAAAACTCATTGCGCCGGCGCAATACACACTCTTATTTTTGTATCTGTCTACTTTTGGCCGTTTCCTGACTTCCCCATAGAAAATCTCTGTGGAATCTCTGAAAACGCTGACCATGCTGCGGCGGTTTTGGATTTTATCATACAACGGATTGATGGCCGGCACCGTAAACTCAAAGGTGCCGGCATATCCTGTCTGCAGGTTTACCGTTGGATTGGTCAGCACTGCCTCTTTGTCTCCAGGATAATACAGGACCTGACCATCCATTTTTACTTTATACATTTACAATGATCCCCTCCTGTATCGGATTGTGAGTGTCCCCTGTCCCTTAAAAGTCAGCGTCACATCCTCCTGGTCTACTACAATATCCGCAAAGCGGTTTTTTCCTTTGGTCAGCGTGTAGGTCTCGCCGGCCACCGTCATAGTAATGCCGGCAGCTCCCAGCTGGCTGACCTGGATGACTGGCACGAACGGCATCAAATCCGGCACAATGGTATAGCTCTTTGTGCTGGTTGCTGTTGTCAGTGTGATTTCTGTACCCTCGTCAATGATTCCGGTCTCAAAATCAAACGGATCCCACAGCCAGTCCTCTGTAGAATCCGCCACATTGTACTTGTATGGGTCCGCCTTTGGAACGGACAGCGTAAAGGTCCCGATTTCCCGGTTACGGTCAAATCCTTTTATGGTTGCCCTGCCTGTCCAGTAAAATCCGGAATCATTGTCAAATATGACTTTGATTTCCCGGCCCTCTATCAGGTTCCGGATGTCTGAGATGATAATGTCCCAGTCATTCCGCGGCTTTTTTCCGCCCAGTTCAATGTTGATGGGCCGGCTTTTGAAAATCCGGCGGCCTGTTGTTGCCTCTGAGAAATCCAGAAAGCCATCCGCTCCCGGCACATCCACATAATAATTTTCCTGTTCAACGTCCCCTATATAATCATTGTTACCAATGGCCAGGCCCCAGTCAGTGAGGGTGTGGTACCGCTCTCCTGTGGCCACCACCTCAATAGTGGCTCCATTTGTCAGTACGTTCATTACAAATATCCCTCCTCCTCTGCCAGGATTCCCAGCTGTATATTCATATCTCTGGCCAGATGTGCTGCCACTTCCCCAGTCTCCCATTTCAGGGAGAGGCCTTGTGCCAGGAATGGCAGATATTGAGCCAGTAAAGATGTGATATTGAGAATCGCGTTATTCTGTGCAGCTTGGCTCTGATCCACCATAGCGTTTGCATTGATGGTCATGTCTTTGCTCACACCGGCAATGGCGTTTGTGACCACATCCTTGCTCTTTTCTATGCCCTTGGCCAGTCCTTGCATAAAGTCCGGCATCCAGGACTCATATTCTGTCAGCGGTCCCTCATCCGGTACGGAGAAATGCAAGAATGACCTGATCCTGCTTGCCACATCAGAGACCGCACTGGTCACATTGCCTATGGCGTTACGGATTCCGTTTGCGATTCCATTGATGAAATCCGCTCCCCACTGGAGTGCTTTACTCGGCAGGGATGTGATGAAACTGATCGCGGACTGGAATCCGTTTGAGACTACCGTACCCAGATTGCTGAGCGTGTTCTGGATTCCGGAGACCAGGTTCTGGAACGCCTGCACCGCCGACTGTTTCAGGTTCTGTGCTGTCTGCACTACAAAATTTTTGATATTCTGCCATGCCTGAGAGGCGGCAGATTTCATATTCTCCCATGCCTGAGAGACGGATTCTTTCAGATTCGTTACTGCCTGAATCGCTGAATCTTTCAAATTTGTGGCCGCTGTGATAACCGCCTGTTTCAGGTTGGTCCAGGCAGTAGTGGCCGCCTGTTTCGCCATCTCCCACAAATTGCCCAGGGTGTCCTTAAATCCGGTAATCAGCGTGACCACATGAGTGACCAGCCCCTGTACCAGAGATGAGACCACCTGCTTGATGCCGGACCAGATTGTAGATGCCGCCTGCTGGATATTCGTCCAGATATTCAGCGCATCCTCTTTCAGCTGCGTGAAATTTCCAGTCACAAGGTCGATCAGGAGCAGCACCGGGGCTAGTATCGTATTTTTCAGTAACTCCCAGGCTCCGGACGCAATCTGCGTCAGTCCGGACCAGATTCCCTGCAGCGTTGTAACGCAATTCTGCCACAATGTCTGTATCGTTGTTACGATTCCGGAAAGAACCGGGTTTTGCATCATCATAGTCCAGATATTTGCAAAGAAATCATGCACCTGCTGCCAGATGCCTGCCCACCATTCCGGGATTCCCTGGAACCACGCCACCACACTCTGCCATGCTGCAGGTATAGTCTCCGTGAAAAATGAGCAGATATTGGACCAGATTCCGGAGAAAAATTCTCCTACCTGAGACCAGATTCCGGACCACCATTCCGGGATTCCCTGGAATTTAGAGACCAGGCTGTCCCAGGCCTGCGGTATGGTTTCCGTGAAAAATTTGCAGATGGAATCCCAAATTGCAGAGCATTTCTCTTTCACTTTCTGCCACAAATTTCCGAACCACTCTGTTATAGCTCCCCAGTTTTTCACTATGGCAATGATAGCCGCTATGGCCGCGGCCACGCCTGCAATGATTCCGATAATCGGCCCCAGAGTAGCTACTCCCAAAGTAGTGACGATTGTTACAACCGCCATTACGACTGGGGCCAAGGTTGTAAAGGCAGCAATCAAAGCCCCCAGTATTATAACAAAATTCTGAACCGGCTCCGGCAGCTTTCCGAAAAATTCTCCGATTGCTTTCACACCTGCCGCCAATGGCGGTATGATGTCATTTGCCAGGCTCATCAGTGCCTCTCCCAGAGGGATGAGGCTCTGCTCCAGCTGCCTCATGCTGGCCTCAAATTTCTGTGACTCCGTTGTGGATGAGTCAAACATATTCTCCGCCGATCCGGTCACATCATCATAGGTATTTCCCACTGATGTCAGGGATTCTATAAATTTTGCGTTTCCATCCTCGGCCATAGTACCAAAAGCCAGGGCAGCCTTATTCAGCTTGTCCTGCTGGTTCTCTGTGTTCTGAATATCCTTTACAATGGCATCAATGACTTGTTTCTGTGTAGCTCCGCCCTGCTGCCACTGCTTGAATACATTCTCAACCTCCTCTCCCCAGCCTCCGGTTCCGGCCTCTATTTCTCCGGTTTCCGCATTGATCTGGCTCAATGAGTCTGCTATGGTTCCATCTGCCAGCCTGGTTGTCACTTCGTTGATAGCGTCATTTACTTTGTCCAGGTTGTAGGCTCCGCCCTCCAGACCGTTCTGGAGCAGCTGAAAATATTCCTGTGCGGAATACCCTGCCTGTGAGAACTTTCCGGCATACTCGGAGAGGTTGTCTCCTAACTCATTCGTTTTATCCAGGCCATTCTGGGTGCCTTTCACAATATAGTCCATAGCCTGCTGAGCCGTGAGACCGTACTGCTGCATGAGAGAATTTACACCTCTTAGAGTTTCATTCATGTCAATGCCATAAAGCTCATCCAGGGTTATTGCCTGCTCTGTTATATGCGTCAGCTCCGTCTCATCCAGGTCTTTCAGGTTCTTTTTTACCATGATGACCGCATTGGAGACAGCATCCATGGAATCTCCCACGCCCTCCGCATATACATCTTTGATGATGCCGGCGGTCTGCTCTGCTGCCTCTCCGGTTTCCCCAAAATAAGTGGATGCTTTCACTGTCGCATCCTGCGTTTCAGTAAAAGCATCCTTGGCCTTTTCTCCTAATTCAGTTATTTTGTCCCCTACTGCAGAAAGCTGGTCTGCTGCCTCGATCAAAACGCCGCCGGTCAAAGTTTTTCCCATTTCATCCAGCTGCTCTGAGGTGTTGTCTGCCTGTGTTCCAGCATCTCTCAACTCCTGTATGAGGTTCTGGATTGCCTGGCCATCATCCACTGTGTCCAGCGCATCTGTCATCTGTTTAATGTCAGCTTTTCCGTCTGTGGCAGATTTCCCAATCTTCTCTATGGCCAGTTTGAGCTGGTCAGAGGAGGTGGAGCCGTTTTTGATAGCTGTTACCAGCTTGCTGCCCAGCACATCCGCATAATCATCCACGTTTGTGCCTGTAGCCTCAAACAATTTGTTTAATCGGTCTGTATTGGTAGCCAGCCGGTCCTGCTCTGTGTTCAGACCGGCCAGCTCCGACTCATACCGTCCCAGGGTTGCCCTGGTCTCCTCTACCTCGCGCTGAAAAGCCATATACTGCTCCTGGCCGATCTTCCCAGCCTCCAGCGCGGCTGTAACGTCTTTCTGGGCCGCCTCCAGGCTGTCCAGTTTCTCTGTGGTGTTCGCAATCGCCTCTTTCAAGAGTTCCTGTTTTTGCGCCACCAGCACAGTATTGGAGGGATCTAATTTCAGCAGGTTGTTCACATCTTTCAGCTGCGCCTGGGTGTTTTTTATTTTCCCATTCACATCACTGAGGGCTTTTTGTAGGCCTGTGGTATCGCCGCCGATTTCAACCGTTATTCCCTTTATGTTTCGGCCTGCTGCCATCCTGTTCACACCTCCTAGAATTTATCGAAATCTTCCTGTGTTGCCATGCGCGGATATTTGTAGGAGTCATTCTGTTGCTCCGTAAACATATCCATGACCATCCCTACTGTCAGCAGGTCCAGGTCACGGATAGATATACCTACCTGGCAGCACCGCAATAAAAACAAGGGAGTGTTTAACTCCCTGCTACTTGGTCTAAGTTTTTTTTTGCCTGACTTTTGGTTTCTTCGTTCATGTTCCAGAGTTCCAGGATGGCCGGCAGAATCTGATAGATAGAAAAGGTTTCAAACTGTTCCAGCCATTCCATGATGTCCGCCGGCACGTTCTTCGGATCAGCGTGCTGCGCCATCACATAGGCAATATTTTCAAACATTTCCAGGTTTTCAATGGGGATTTCACTCTCCTCTTTTCCCTGTTTCTTGCCTTTCTTGTCCACAGACTTTGCCACTTTCTGCAGGTCTACGAACAAATCTCTCCGGAATTTCATTCTGTAGATTCTCGGCACCGCTGCGGATGCCTTAAACTCTACCTCTTTCCCATCAATTACAACCGTCTTTCTCAGCATTGCTTATCCTCCTTATTTTCCCTCTGCCGCCTGCTGTGCCTGTGTAGATGCCGTTACTGCCGGAACATATACACTCTTATACCAGTCTGCATATGTTGACGCTGCCGTATCCGGTCCAGTCTGCGCTTTTACCAGTCCATCTGCGCGCGGACTGTTCGTGATGCTCAATGTCTCTGTACCAGGTTCCACCGTCTCCTCTTTTGTCTCAGACTCAATGGACGGCCTTGTGCAGGTGCAATTATACAGGCATCTGCGGATTGCCTTTACATCTCCGTCAAACTCAAAGAGGAGTGCGAAAGGATTGGTGTTATTGTTGGCATTTTCTACCAGCACGCTGTTGTCATCCAGCGTCTCATTCAGGATTTCCACGCGGAACCAGCTGGGAATGAGTGCCATCTCCAGGTCTCCGGAGTATCCATTGTTTGCGCTGGTCACAAAGTAAGCAATTCCATCCGCATAAAAGGTGGAAATCTCTCCCTCTGCATCCAGACTGATGCTCACGGCACCTGGAATATTTTTCGGTGCTGCATACTCATAAGTGGTGCCATCAGCCGCCACGGTTTCTGTCTGCTTTGCTACATGTACATTTTTGATGTTATACTTGACCTTATTTTCTTTTCCAGCCATGTCTTAAACCTCCATTTCATAAAGTGACTCCCACATTTTCTCTGACTCCAGCCATTCTGAGGCTGTCTGCTGCCAGGCAATCCCGTATCTATCCAGGATAGCCTCCAGTTTCTCCTCCAGTGCCCAGTCTTTGTTATCTGTGTAGAGTTCAATATCCAGTTCCTTGATTTTGTGATAGGTCTGGCCATCTGCAAAAAAGTTATCTGTCCCCGGCACGATCCAGACCATGATGGGGAGCGGTATGTCCTCCATTTCTTTCTGTGAGAAATGATGGTACCTGAATGGCACCTCCATCTCTGCCAGCATCTGCTCAATCTGTTCCGGTGTCATAATCTTTTCATCAGCTCCTTTTCCAGCCTATCTGCTGCCTCCTCCTCTGCCGGTGCAATATGCACTATGGCAGGGGTCCGCCCTCCGTTCCGGTTCTGGTGTCCTTTCTCCAGCAGATGTGTCAAGGCGTATTCCGGTTTCTCTGCATGGACAATCATGGTGTGGCGTGTCCTTTTTGTCTCTCCCACTCCATAGGTCCAGGATGCAGCATAATCCCCTGTCAGTTCCGGGGAGTTCTTATTCAGCATTTTGGCGGTATCCTCTGCTACCTCTGCAGATACTTTCTCTACCTCCAGGCCCGCCGCAATGCCATAATCATCCAGCTGTTTCATCACTTCTCTTGCCAGATTGCCTATTTTAATCGCCACCGTCATCCCTCCCATCTTTGTATGGGTGTACTAATTTTTCCAGAGACAAATACAACGCCGGTGGCTCAGCGTCATATTTTGGCTGCACCTGCAGAATCTGATAATGGCCGGCGCGGTCTTTCATCTCCGTATCATCAAATACCAGAGTGTCCCACAGCCAGCCCGTCTCATTTTCCAAAATGACCACATCATGGACCTCTATCATGTCTATGTCCAGCACTGACAGAGGCACTGCCAGCAATTTATCCACTTTATCTCCTGCGGTCTTTGCCTGCCAGAAACGCTGCACGCCCACCGTCCGGTTTCCAAAGCGGATATGCTCCATTTTTGTCCTGGTTATAGTGCGCTCATCCGCGTCACAGATGGTCAGTAGTCCGTCTCCAAAATTTTCAAACTGTCTGCTCCTGATCCGCGGCATAAGCATCCACCTTTCTTGCAAGCTGCAGGGAGATAAACTCCTCTCTGTAATTCGCCCAGAACTGCGGAATCTCTCCTGCTCTTGCATACATGACGTAATCAAAGAGGAGTGCTCTTTCCTGGGTTTCCTCAAAGAAATTGCACTCCCCTATTTTCCCTTTAATGGCAGCCATCCCTCTCTGGACCATCCCCATGATTTTCTGGTCTCCCAGGGAATCATCCCAGGTTATGTCCAGATAATTTTTCACATCATTGAGGAGAATTTTGTCCCTATCGTCTGCCATAATCCTTTTACTCCTTTGTCACTGTCACAGTGTAGGTCTTTTCCTGGTCTCCGTCTGTCACTTTGATTGTCACAGTATTAGCTCCTGCCACCCAGGTTGCTGCAGCTCCGTTGGTCACTTTTTTGTCGCCTACCGTGATCCCTACCTCTGCAGAGCCGCTGGCCGGTACCGCTGTGATCGTATTGGTGGCGTTGCTGGTTGTTGCGGTGTAGGCCGTTGTGTCTGCTGCAAATTTAGGAGATAATTCCAGACTGCCGATTCTCAGATCAGACAGAGCGGCATTATAAGACTTTTCCTCCGTTGTGCTGATAACTTTGAAACGTACCGGCTGCAGCTCTGCAATATCCAATACCATAAAGGCATTGTTATCTTTCGCAAAGCCGTGAGCATACAGCTTGATGAGGTAGACTCTCTCATCTTCCAGGAATCTGTACTCATCAGAATACTCAATCCGGCCATTTCTTGCCATACCCACGCCCAGGAAATACTTAGGAGCCATGCCATAGACTGCTTTTCCCTCCGGTACCGCTGCGCTCTGGATGATTTCCGCATCCACCGGCAGGACAGAGGCATAATTGCCATCCGGAGTCAGCATCCTTGTGGCCGGCAGGATGCGGTGGAAATAGTCCACCGGATTGACCAGCATGATGAGTCCGGTCACGGTTCGTGCCTGTCCCTTGTCGTTTCTGGCCATGATCGCTGTCACGTTGCCCATCTGCTCAATGTCCAGAGCGGTCATCTTGATGGACTCTTTCATGGGATATTCTCCGCCTGTGACTACAACTCCATCCCCCACCTGGCGCATCATACCAATAGGCTCATCTTTTCCTGTACCGCATACAATACCATACTCCAGGCCATTTGCCAGTGCCTCATAGAGCACCTGGCGCACATAATTATCCAGCCATGTAGGCCCTAAATCCAGCATTGCCTTGGAAACCGGCAGGAACGCACTCAGCTTGTCCTGGGTTACGTCTACCTCTTTGAATCCGGATGTCAGTTCCTCAATGATCTTGGCCGTCAGCTTGCCCCAGGTTGCTCTCTGCTCTCCGTTGGTATTCATCATCATTCTGGTCAGGCCTGTCACGGTTGTAGCAGACAGCTTGGAAAGCAGCGGATGATTGGTCTGCAGCTCATCAAATACAGAATTGATGATAGTCTCCGGCATAACCACATCCACATCATTGAGGGCCTGTTTCGGGTTCGGAGACTTCATGGCCTCAATGACCTTTTCATAATATTCCTTTTCTTTGGATGTCAGCTGGCGCACGCCTCTCTGTGCCAGGACAGTTGCATCCTGCTCCTGCAGCAGCTCTCTGGCCTGCTCCAGAACATTTTCCTCAATCTTCTGGCATAATTCCGTAAAAGCCTCGCTGAACGCCTTGGCATCATCATCTTTGATAGCCTGGTTCATCTTTTCTACAATTTTGGCTTTCTCCATTGCTAAAATATCTTTGTTTTTCATGTTGTAATCTCCTTTACATATTTTTGAAAAAATTCGCTAACTGGTTTGTGAGTTTCTTCCCCTGCTGCGGTCCCGGTGTCGGTACCGGAGGGACTTTGACAGACTGGTGCAGATATTCCAACTGCTCCCGGAATGATTTCTGTTGTGCAATCACTCTGGAAAGCTGCTGCACCTGTTCCATCAGTTTCTCCTGCGTGTCTCTTTCATCGGCCTGGTAGCTGTCTACTTTGTCAATAAGTCCATATTCCAGACACTGATCCGGAGTGAGGAACGTCTCTGCCTCCATCATATCAATGAGCTGCTGTTCCTCCAGATTGGACCGCTCCAGAAATATCTTTCTGTTTGATTCCATCAGCACATCCAGATCATCTGCAGCTTTTCTGAGTTCTTTTGCATTGCCATCCACGCTCATCCACATATTGTGGACCAGTGCCGATGTCCCCAGGCCCATGATTCTCTCATCACACGCCTGTAAAATCAAAAATGCTACACTATACGCTACGCCATCCACATAACCAATCTTTTTGCAGTTTTTCTGTTTCAGCTGGGTGTAAATAGCCACGCCCTCTTTCACAGAGCCGCCGTTTGAATTGATATGCAGCTCAATGGTGTCTACGTCCGGAATAGCCTCCAGCTGATCTCTGAAATACTTCGCTGATGTTTCAGACTCTTTCATTGTCCATGTAGTCCAGTCAAACGTACCAAACGCTGTCACATCATCATAGATATACAGTTTATGGACGTTTCCTGCTGCCTGCTGAAAGCAAAAATTAAGCGGTTTCGCCATTCTCTCCACCTCCTTTCCTGCTCTGTTCTTCCAGGATTTCCTGAATAATTGAGTAATTTTTAGTGATAAAATGCTGATCTGCCCACTCCTCTGCTACAAGTGGCTCCTCCACCGCCCTCAGAATCATGTTGACCGTGTAAATGCCGGAGCTGATGAGCTTATCTGCCGGTGTGGCTATGTCAAACATATCAATATGCTTGACTCTCATGGTATTAATCTGAAGCCGGGTGCCTTTCTGCACTCCGCTCCTGCCTATCCTCTTGCGGTTGATTTCCTGCTGCAGCGTCTGAGTCAGAGGGTCCAGGCAGAAAGTCAACATTTCCTCTACCGCCTTGCTGGTATCCTGCACATCCCCTTTCGCAAGGGATGGCGGCATGGAGAATCCCCTGGCCGTAAAATCAAATATGTCATCATACTGATTCTTGATGTCCCGGCTGGTTCCCTCACTGTATGTCTTGGAACCCAAATCCTCATACTTGTATCCCTCAAATAGAGGCAGAACTGCATTAGAACTGCTGAAAAATGACTTGAAATATTCATTCATCAGTTTTTTCAGTTTATCCTCAAACAGCTTATCTGACTGAGCCATTGCGGAAATGTTCAGGATGCCCCTGCTGCCCCTGCTTTTGAGATAGGATTTTGCCGTGTAATCAATCAGTTTGCTATATGAACCATACAGGCCCTGGATGATTTTATTCACATTTTTGTTGTTAAGTTTCCAGTGCAACACATCTGTGCTCCGGAACGTCCGGGAAAACTGGTAATCATCCACCAGCACATTGCTATATGTATCCCCATACAAAGTATTGCGTGTGACTTCAAAGCTGTCCGCCACCAGGAGCTGGCCATCATAGCTCTCCACAATCAGCAGCTCATTTTCCCGGAACAATTTTTCCATGGCTTTGCTGAGAAATTCTGCTTTGTTCTGGTTGCGGTTCGGTTCATAATTCCAGAGATAGTATTCATCCCCAAAAATCTCCGTTCCCTCATAGAACGTGCGAAACTCGCATTTTGTCAGAGCGTTTGCAATCTTTCCCACGCAAGTCCAGAACGCCAACTCCCGGAGGCATACCTCTGTCACAGCCTCCTGGACCTGTTGATCCGTAATCTCTACAGATGCCACTCTTTCTGTCTCTGGTGTCTCCCTGCTCTTAAACAGGCGTTTTATGCTGAATCCCATCTCTCTCCTCCTTTCTGCGCTAATATGTGAATACACCCAGGTCTGGCGCGTTTGTGGCCTGGGCACAAGGCAAGGCATCCTCTACTGTCATGGATGCTGCCAGAGCCAGAAATGGATCAGTTTTCCTGGACTTCGCCTCAATCTTGGCATATACAAAATTGCCTATATCTGCATCATCCTCTTTCCCCAGTTTCCGGCCATATCGGACCATCTTTGTATTATTGACAGCCCATCTCAAAGTGGGGTTATCTCCCCAAACGAAATAATCATTTGCAAAGCAGCTGTCTATCACTGGAGCAACTTTCATAATGTCAGATGGTCGCACCAGTTTTAGATTCTTATATGCTTTGGCATCAAAGCCTATAGTTTTCAAATATTGTGATAATAGCGCATAGCGAAAATCATCTATTGCCATCATCTTGATAGAGTAATACTCCATCTGCATAGAAATGTACTCCACTATGCTCTCCGGATGTATCTCCACATCATCCACCAGGTCAATCAGCCCTCTGTTTGCCCATTCTTTCCATGGTGCCTTGATTCTCGGCAGGTCTTTGGAATTGAGGCAGAGCCAGGAATGGTTGAGGTCATACCGGATATTTCCATCACGAAAATGCAGATTGACTGATACAAAGTCTGTAATCTTTGAAAAGTCTATGCCACAGGTGCAGATTCTCCCCTGCAGGTCATCCACTGGCACCGGTCTGTTTGTGGCCTTGATTCTTTCATAGCTGCAGACCTTGATTTCATTGGAACCGTCTGGGAGGTTCATTCGCTTTGTCATAAACGCCGTGAATTTGTCCGGATGTTTTACCCAGTCCCTGTATTCTTTCCGAATTTCTTCCATGAGGTGCGGCAGATATGGCAGAGACGGATTTGCTTTCTCCCAGTTTGCCTCATCATGTACCTCATCTTTGCTGTCCAAACGGCAAATAAAAGGCAGCAATCCATTATCCGAATCGCCACCAAACAAAATGCCCTCAGATGTCTCCAGGAGATCATCCAGCGGTCCCTCTCTCACATCTCCCTGGGTAGTATAATAAGACCGGCGCGGGTGCTTCTTTTTACCCAGGCCGGTTGTGAAAACATTGATATTTTTATAATCTTGGTACTGGTGGATTTCATTGAGTACCACCATACCGGAACGGAGACCATCCTTTCCTCCCGGATTGTTTGTGTGCCCTTTAATGGTTGACCGGGTTTTCCGGTTGACCACCTTTTCCATGGTCCACTTGAAAAAGCGTTGCAGCTTTTTGATGTATTGTGGTTGCTCAAACGCTCCTACAATATCCTGGACCGGGCGGAGAGCCTGGTCCTCATTATTGGCACAGATGTCCACATCATACTCACGGATATTGTTATACTCGGATGATAAAGCCACAGCCTCCAGGGCTATTGTTCCATCTTTGCCAGCTCCACGTCCGATCAGGCAGAACAGGTCCGGCCAGCGCGGCATCCCACTTTCTCTCCAGTATGTGCAATCATGTAAACCTATAACAAACTCTTGCCACGGAAAGACCTCATCATAGGGGAAATACCGTGCCAGTCCCAGATAGTCTGTCAGCTGCTGCTGATCCACATAGATGTCCTCAGTTTCAAAACAGTGCCGCACATGAGCCATCAGGGCCTTGACCTCTTTGGATGATCTTACTGCTCCGGACTCCACAGCCTCCATATAGGCCTCTATTCGCGGATCACAGTTTCTCATCATCATCATCCTTTATGGTCTTTTCGGTAGTCAGTCCCAGCTTGTCCAGAATCATCAACATCTGTTTATTGACAGCCACCAGGTCCTTGACCGACTGGTTTTGTTTTACTATGGTGGCCTTGCCGGATGCAGATGTGGTCTCATAGGATACTCCTCTCTTTTTGATGTCCGTTTTTAGCTTTTTTTTGATGTCATAGAGGGCCATGTAATCATCTAACAGGTCCAAAAAACAGGAAATATCCGCCTGTTTTCTCTCCAACTGTGAAATTAAACTTTCTAATATATCCCCTTTTTTTTGAGCCACTTTACCACCCCCTATTTTTTTATTTTTTATCACGTGCGATTTTTCTCGGATTTGTCGAGGCCACCCACCGGTCTCCAGGCTCAAAATTAAAACGTGATTTTTTTAGACCGGGGGTGTGTAGTTTTTGACTGCTGCCACCTCTCCAATTTTCAGGGCAAATTCCTTTTTCTGCGTTCCATGGCACAGATGATCCACCGCATTTATATTGTATTTGCATATCCGTTTATCACATTCTGTATTGAGTTCCGGATTGCACTCATACAATCTCTTGCCAGGCAATGCCTCAAAGGTTTGTTCCATCATGCTGCATCAATTCCCCTTTCACGCCAGTCAGTCTTTTTATCATGCTGCTCACAGATTCATCAATCTCATCCACCAGCCGCTGCACCTTGTCCAGGTCTGATGTATCAACCTTTACTTTCACAGTAATATCTGCAGGCTTTCTGTCCAGCATGATTGCGTATCCCATTGGTACTAATGGCCCGCCGCCACAATCCCTGCAGGAGAGTCCGTCCGCCTGCGTTTTTCTGTGAATAACGTGTAACATGCCGCACGCCGCACATCTGAGCGTCATATACTCGGCTGTGTCCTGCTGCCCTATATATTTTCTATCAGCCACATCAATCCCACCTTTCCTCTGTCAGAGGTTTCTTTTCCTCTGTTTTCCTGTAGCCATGCACCGCCTCATGGCAGTCATGACACAGGCTTATCAGGTTTCTTTTCTTCACTCCATGCCACTCATACCATATTTCCAGAGCCAGCTCCGGATGCTTTTTCACATAATTTACATGATGGACAGTGGTGGCCTTTGTGTATATTTTCTTTGCCTTGCACCGCTGGCACTCTCCATGGTCCATCTGCAGGACTTTCCTGCGGACAGCTTTCCATTTCCCCCACACATAAAAGCTGTGGATGCCTTTTCTGATGCACTTTTTCACATATTCAATTTCCTGTTGTGTCATAGTGTCCTCCAATGGAAAAGGCCCCGGATGCTCCGGAGCCTTTATGAGGGATAATGTTTGAGAAACTTCGTTCTCATTCTTTTGGACGTTATCAATATATCATAAAAGTTGTCCTGCGAGTACCGCACTTATATTTTCTTTGCCATCAGGAAATAAAAATATCTCCTGACCTGGTAGAAGTATGTACGCTCACATGGAATCCCTTTCTGCTTTATCCAGTGAAATGTTGCTCCCTCTGTAGTCACATACTCCAATAAATACTCATAGAGGCCCTGGTCTTTCCCTATGGCCTCTCTTACGGTATTTTCCACATTATCCACTTTCTGCTGCAGCTCCACTCTGCGCTGTGCCAGGGCTGCAGTTGCGTCACTGCCGTTGTGCGCCCCAGGCATCCCGGTAATCTGAGGGCTCTTGACGGTTGATGTCCTGCTGCCCAGCTCCTCTTTCCATTCCGGATATTGCAGACAATATGAGTACGCTGTCCCAAAAGCGTGCTTGCTTATCCCATATTTCTTTTTGTTCAGTGGTCGCACATTCGGCATACCTCTATACCTCCCTACTTGTTACTGTCTTTCTTTGTTCCCACAGGCATGTTGTCCTTTGTATCCAGGAATCTTATCTGTTCCGGCAACACTTTTTCCACGCGTCCGTCCATATACTCCACAATGGCCAGCGTTGTTGCTACCTCTCCACCTGTATGTCCTCCAATCATTGGAGACGCATCTATCAGCTGCCTTTCCTCCACCCACCTGTGGAAAAGAGCTTTTTCCTCCCAGCTGCGTGTCTCTTGGAGTTTTCTGCCTATATAGCTGTGCTCTTTTCGCTCCACCATGCACAAGCGGAACCTGTTTCTCCTTGCTATTTCATAAAACTCCTCACAACGCCTCACATTTGCCTCATGAACCGCCCCATAATTTGATCCTGCCATGTCTTCTCCTCCTCTTTATTCTCCCGGATGTCCTCTGAGGAAAATCCGGCTTTTTTCATCATCTCTGCCGCTGCTGCCGCTCCATCCAGGGCCTGCTCTGTTGTGTACTTTTTTCCAAACATCTCCCGATGAGCCGTTTTCATCAAAATGTCTATAAGTTCCGCTCTATACGATTCTATATATTTCTGCCATTCCTGCTCAATCCGCTTTCTGTCCTTGTATGCTCTCCATTGTCTCCATGGCCATGAGATGCTTTTCCAGATAATTGCCCCAATGTCCTGCATGGCCTCTTTTACTATTTCAAATCCACCACGCGCAAGGAAAAGAGCCTCCAGTCCTAAAATCGCTATAAGTACAAACATGACCACTGTTTCTTGATAACTCATTGCTCGTCCCCCCTGCACATATCCCAAAACTCACACCATAGGCAGCAATGCCGGCATTGCTTTTTTTCCGGCCTCAAAAAGCCAGTGTCTCAGTCTTTCAATCATGTCTCTCCTCCATACATCTCTCACATTGATTATCCGCTGCCCCAAAACATCCCTGGCAGACCGGCTCCAGAAAGATGATGCCAGGCTCTTTGATTTCTTCTGATTCTGCAGATTCCTCGCGCTCCTCATCCAGGTAATTCCTGCCGATCAGCTTCATAAACTCCTCCCTGGTGTGTGTACGCTCATAAGCTCTCTGGCCATCCTGCTGCAGGAGCCTCATATTTGCCTGGTTATTATGCACCGCACACGGTCCCTGGATGTGATGCTCCAGACACAGATACACTTTCAGGCCCTCCGCCTCTGATATGGAGCGGTTAGGGCCATCATAGATGTGATGCTCATGGACTACCGGATAAAGCCGGTAGTCCTCTCTCAATTTCATGCACAGATAACAGGTGCCATCCTTACAGTGCAGGATGCTGGCCTTGTGTTTCTTTCTCTTTTTCCGCCGCTGCGGTTTTGGAAACATCATTCTGGCACCTCCGGTGTGATGTCCACGCCTTTCAGACTCTCCAGGACTTTATTATTTTTATCATCTGACCGGAAAGTTGCTCTCAATTTGCATACATTGTTTTGCCAGAGAATCCCATAGGCCGGATTGAAAAATGGTTCTGTGACAGAATACTCTCCCTTGTCCTCATCAATCATGGCATTATCCACGATTGCCACAAACACATTGTTGACCGCGTAAATATTCCCAGTAGACTCATCCTGCAAAAGTCTCTGAATCGTTCCGCTGGTCCCTACCAGGAGCACATCCGTGATGGTCAATGTATCATTTTCGCGGAATGGCTCCTCTTTCACTTTCAGTGGCAGCTCCATTTCAAGCTGGTTGCCCTCTTTGGTTGCCGTGAATCGTTCTCCCGGCCTGGGCAGCTCTCCGATCAGGGCAATGATGTCTCCCAGCGTTCTTTTGGGATAAATTCCTTTTTCACGCTTATTTCCCAATAGCTCCCGGCTATATATAACCAATCATCCTCTGTCCTGGCTACTGTCAGGCCGCTTTTGTAGGCCTTTTTCATTAAAGCGTTTAGTGTAGTTGGTCTCAAAAACATTTTCTTTTTCCTCTCTAACTAAATGGCAGGCCCTCATCCATGCCCTCCGGAATGTTCATGAATCCATCCCCTGCATCTGCAGGAGTTGGCTGCGGATGAGTGATTGCTCCGTCACGTTTGCTCTCAGCAAATTCCTGATCCTCTATCACTACCTCTGTGGTATATACTTTCTGGCCATCCCGATTGGTATAGCTACCAGTCTGAATCCGACCAGTGATGGCAATTTTGGTCCCCTGGTGGAAATACTTCTCAGCAAATTCCCCTTTCTTTCCAAAAGCCACGCAAGGAATGAAATCTGCTGCCTGTTCAGTGCCTTTTCCTGTCCGCCGGTCCACTGCTAAAGTATATCTTGCGATTGCAAGAGAACTTTCTCCTGCAGAATAACGGACCTCCGGCTCCCTTGTGAGGCGGCCCATCAAAATCACTTTATTCATCTATGTACCCCTCTCCGGATGCCTTTCTGCCTTTTGACCGGCTTGTCCTTTGGTCTCTTTGTTGGCTGCTCTATAGCCTCTTTGACTTTTTCTGTTGATTTCTTCATGCTCTGCTCCTTTCTACATCCATACACCCACCAGGGAAAGAACGTCCTCCGTCCCCCTTGGCAGGAATGTCATGCCTGTGTGTTTCCTGATGTCCGTTTCAATTTCTTCCACCGTATCTTTTACCATAAGTGTGTCTGTTGGCTTGTCCAGCTCATAGATTCTGGCCACACACTTATCCGGAAAATCCTCCGGATGTTTGTACACTGCTATGAATGGTACTTTCAATCCTGAAAAATCTACCTCCTGAATGCTCTCCACTCTTTTCTCCTGCATCTCTTTCTCCTTTCTGTCAGATTCCTGGCCACTACTACCGGAGGCTCCTCCACCTGCTCAATCACTGGTTTTCTATACTGTTTTGCTATGTCAGCAAAGGTCCGGCTGACTGCCGCCGCGAAATCGCTCATAGTCTGTGCTGCACAAGCAAAAGCCTCTCTGAGGCTATTTGCCATCCGTTCTATGTCCTCCGGTTTTAGATTGTATGCTTTCAATGCCTCAATCTGCTCCGGCGTGTAATATCCAGTATGGTCCTGGCCTGCTGCCAGGTCAGTTCCACATTGCACATGGAGCATATAGCGGCCATCTGCTCCCCTTGGAGGGTTATGGCCATATAATTTCTTATACCGTTTCTTTTTCTGTCTCCTGTTCATTCTTAACCTCCTCTATCCGTTTTTCTGCCAGTTTGCAGTATTCTGGGTTCAGCTCTATGCCCACATAATTCCGGCCATTTCTGATGGCCGCTACAGCCACTGTGCCGGCTCCCATGAACGGGTCCAGCAGCCCCCCCCCCCGCACCGGTTCCGGCCAGGATGCAAGGAGTTATCAATTCTTCCGGAAATGTAGCAAAATGAGCACCTTTGTAGGCTCTCACGTTCACGCGCCACACATCCCTTTTATTTCTAAATTCCCGGATGGCTCTAAAGCTGCTCTGGATGCCCTGCTGCCGCCCATGTTCCTCTGTCCATTTCCCCTGAAATCCTCCTGCCGGCACGTTTTTAGCTGTGCCCGGTTTCCAGATTGCAGGCTCCTGGATGGCGGCATGGTCAAAATAATATTTTTCACTCTTTGCCATGAGGAAAATATACTCATGAGACTTTGTGCAGCGGTCTTTTACTGATTCTGGCATAGGGTTGCCTTTCTCCCAGATGATGTCTTGTCTCAAATACCACCCATCCGCCCGGAGTGCAAAGGCCAGCATCCACGGAATACCTATGAGGTCCTTTCTTTTGCAGCCTGCTGCCCGGCTCCATTTCAATGTCCCATCCCTCCGGCCCTGGTAATCATCAGACTTTCCCTCTCTGGCCTTTCCGTCCTTATACCGGCCTTTCTGGCTACCACACCAGGAATCTGCGATATTCAGCCATAGTGTTCCCTGGTCAGACAATACTCTCCGGACTTCCCGGAACACTTCCACCAGTCTCTCTATGTATTCCTCCGGGGTTTCTTCCTGGCCGATCTGGCCAGGTACCCCATAATCTCTCAAACCATAATATGGTGGACTGGTTATGCAGCAATCCACACTTTCTGCAGGCATTGTCCGGAGCACTTCCAGGGCATCCCCCTGGATAATCTTATTCAATACACTCAATTTCTCTGCCACTCTCATCCACCTCCTGCAGGAGCCACTTTTCCAGCTCTGACGGAAACGCCAGGGAGCTTGCTTTCAGATTGTGGCGTTTATATTCTTCTGCCATATACATTGCCATCCCATAAGCTGTCAGCGTATCCATGTAGTCTTTCCGGCTGCCATAAGGTTTTTCAATGATCTCCGGCTGGTTCATAGCCTTAGAGCTGGATTCCGGTTCTTTCGTTTCCTCTCCTGCTGCCTCCTCTGTTTCCGGTTCTGAGGTTTCTCTCTCTGCAGCTCCATGATTTTCTCCGTTTTCAACTTCATCATAGGCCTCTCTTTCTAGGATTTCCGCTGATTTTTGCGCCGGCGCAATTTCTTCTCCCTGGTTCTCCGCTCCTGCCGGTTCAGCGGTCTCTCTTGCTGCAGGCTCTTGACAATCGCCTTTGCCGCTTTCCTCTCCAGCGGTGTCATTTTCCGCTTTTCCTGCTCCTGTTTTACTAACTGCTCCATAATCTCCCATGGCTCCTTTCTGTTCCTCTGGCTCATCCTCAATGCCATTTTCTCCATCTGCTCCACCGTCAGCCTCATCTGCAGATATTGGTTGTATGTTATCAGCCCCATTTCCAGAGCTTGATCCGGAATTATCTCCCCCTCCTCTGCCATCTTCGTCAGCTGGTTTGGCGTCATTTCCCGGCACATCTTCATCAGGACCGACTCTGGAATTATCTGTGCCATGTATTTCTCCATCTCCCACTGGTCCATTTTCAGCTCCCTCATCATCCTCTCCTCCAAAATATCTCTGCCAGGTCTTAGGTCCTGCTGCCGCATCTCCAAAAATATCCACGGTAATCTGATAAAACTGCCACCATGTTAGGTCCTGCGGAGTGTCCCCAAATTTCTTGACCGCTACCCGGTTTTCATACATCATCAGGAAAAACAGGCCTTTCTTGTATGACCGGTTCCCTCCGGGGTTGACAATCTCTGCAAATTGTTTGATAGTCTGCTCCTCAAACTCCTCACTGAATACCGCATTGAGAATGTCCGGATTGTCCTTGTAAAATTTCTCCACCAGCTGATGGATGTCGTCTGCCACACCTGCTGCCGTCTCTGTCTTGTTGAATCTCTTTAGGTTCCGGATGTCCTCTCTGGATGCCTCCGGCTGAATCATCTGCCGGTCACTGTCCGGCAGTTTCAGCATCTCCTCCAGTTGGCTCCGTCCCAGATTGGCAAATTCCGGTCGGAGCGTTTCAGAATATCCGTCAATGGAATATTCCCGGTTAATACTCATAAAGCGGCTTGTGGTGGATGGTTCCAGGCCATACTCTGCTTTGGCAAATTCCGCTATGCTTTTATAGCCATCCTGCTCATAGAGCCTCTGGTCCTCAATCTTCCGGAGAGCATACCCTATCCGGACAAAGCTCTGCTTTACTCCCAGGAGTTCCTGTTTCAATTTCTGTTTCATCTGTACCCAGTCATTGAGTGTCATTTGCACATATTCCATGGTTTTCCTCCTCACATCCATATAATTGTCTCTGTGTTCTCAAAATCATCCCAGTGCCTATATGCCCGACTGCACAGGCAAGCAATGGCGTATTCTTCTAACTTCTTTTCCTTGTGCAGCCAGGGAAAGCGGCTGCAATATTCTTTTATACTTTCCAGTAGGCTCATTTCTCCCTCTGCCTCAATAGCCGCCAGGGCCTTTTTCATCCACTCATCCGGCAGAAAAACGCCTGCTGCTGTTTCATATCGCTCCACAAACTTTGTAATTTCTCTCCGGGTGCCTCGCTTTGTGGTTTCATAGTTTCCGGTTCCCTCCGCTCTCCCTGTCCTCATCCGGATTCTGTAATCTTCTACCATGCTGTCTCCTTACGCTATGGCCGCCACAGGTACCTGAATACGTGCCTGCTGCCGACTCCGTTTTATACTCTGCTTGAATTTATCCAGCACCTTACTGATGACCGCTTTATCTGGCTGCCGGTCAAATTCTGAATAATACTGCAGAATCCGGTCATCTTTCATGTCGATTTCCACTGTATAATAGGCCTTTTTCAAGTTCTCTTTTTTCCGGAGGAAAAGAATCCAGCTAGTCCCTGCTGCCATTTTCTTCATGTAGTGATCGTCTCTACCTACACAATGATGGAGCGTCCTCCCCTCCGTCATTAACTCCTCACAGGTTCCTGCAGGAATAATCATGTATTGGTCATTTTCCCAGAAATACCGTGCCGCCCCTGGCAGCCTTTCCTTTATCTGTTTGTCCAGTTTTGCATATCCCTTTAGGCGTTCCTCATCTTTCCGTTTGTTCCCCAGTCCCACCAGATAGTCATGGCGTGCTTTGAGGTCTTTTGGAAATCTCACAATATCGTCTGTGGTATCGTATCCCTCGGCCTTGGCCATACGGAGGTAATCTCTCCAGGTTATGGCCAGTTTTTTAGGTGCTACCTTTTGCTTTTTCATATAATTGACCATACGGTTGACGCTTTTCAGTTCTTTCAGAATGTCCTCACACTCACTCATGCCCACATTTTTGCTTGCCAGATACTGCAGAGATTCCTGGGAGATTTTGATTTCCATGGTCTCCTCATACTGCAGCCACTCCAGGGCACGGAGGCCTCCGTTGATCTGTTTCATACGGTTGACGCGGTTTCCGTCCAGCTGCAGCGCACCTTTGAGGCTGTGCGCATAGGTGCATATTTCATGTGGATTGCCCCACCATCCATATGTGTCCACAATCTCTGCTATCAGGCGGCTCAACCCTGCTTTTGCCAGATATTCCATCCACGGCCTCTGGTGGAATGTAGTTATAAACTTATTTACGTTGAATTTCTCTCCTTTGTTGGCCAGGATGTCCATGCCGCTCCGCTCCAGGCCTCCACACTTCAAAATCTCCTGCAGATTTCCCGGATAAAGATATGATGAGAGAAAACGCTTGTTTTGCGGATTCTTGTCCCAGAAATCCTGTTCAAACTCATCTGCCTCCTGGTGGGTTCCATACCATACCTTGCCCCAGCACTCCCCTTTGGGAATGATGGCTCTGCATTGCTCGAATAGCCGGATTTCCTTTTTTCCTGCTGCCCACTTGCAGACTGCATTGAATTGACGTTCCACCCATTGCTGGTCATACTGCTGCAATATGACAACTGGAGCCTTTCTGGTCTTTTCCTGCTGCCGGCTATTTGCTGTTACAGGCTGGCCACACTTCGGACACACCGTCTTTTCTCCGTGTTTCCATCCTTTCTTTTTCCAGCTACTGCAGCCGCAAGCGGTGCAGCTATATGTAGTCCGTTTTTTCTCTTTCTTGAAAAACAGGATATGCCCTGGGAATACCTCCTGCTCCACCCAGGCCTCTGCCTCATCCGGCACGCATGGCACATCTGCCATCTGCTGATTTATCCTCTCAATTTTCCGGCGGACTGCCTGCTGCTGTTTCTGGCCGCTCAGATTCCCCTCATAACTGTCCAGGCTCCAGGTGTCCAGGAAATCCTGTGCTCTTTCTTTATCTTCATCAGATGCCCATTTCATCTCTGATCCCATATAGTAATAATCATTTTTCAAAGGAGTCATATCCTTACACAGTCTGACCATGTTCTTTAATCTGCAGGTGTACCACTTTCCATCTACCCAGGCATTATGGTTTTCTGCGTCTGCAAAATACCGACCTCTGAGCTTGCCCATATAAAACAGACTGATTTCCACAGCTTTCTCTCCGTCCACTTCCACGATCTGGCTCACTGCTATCACATCATCCACGCTGGTTTTCTGAGGAGCTGCGCAAGGTGCGCTTTTCAATAATTTTGTCCGTTTCATCTTTTCGCACCTCCCATGTAATAGTCTGTGATGATCTGCTTTGCCCTGGCCATGCCAGGGATGCCCAGTGTAACCTTGCCGGCGGACACGCCTGCTGCCTTGATGATGTCTTTGTCCACAGTCTGCTGATTCTTGAATGACCAGGACAGGAGAGCTGCAATGCAGCCTTTCAGGCTCTTGCCTTTCTTCCGGACCTGATGTGCCAGGACCTCATTTTCCATGCACTGCCCTCTCAGGTATTCCACCCAGTCCTCCATGATTTCTTTCGGTTTCAGCTCTGCAGCCTCCACATCAATCTTTCCCAGGGCTGCAGTCAGCGGATCACAGAGGACCGGAATATCTCCCTGCAGATACATCTCCACAAAATCCCTCTGTATACCGTTCTCCTTTGCCATAGCTTTTAGGCTCTCTGTGTCTCCCTCATTGAACAGATTCTCTGCCAGCTCGTTGATTTCTCCAAAAGAATTGAGTTCTCCAAACTTCTCAAACATTTTCCTGCTCCTTTCGTTTTTGTATTTCTCCCTGCAGCCATCCGGTGTATTCATGCTTTCCCGGTGCTGTCAGTATGAGATGCTTATTTGACAGACTCCATATCTTCATCCACTCTTCCTGGTTCGCCACCGGCTTGTGCTTACTGGTCAGAAATTCATTTCCGGCCCAGATGGCCAGGTTGCGCTCCAGCATATTGAGGACAAACTCATCCTCTGTGTAGATACAGACCTCACATGACTGGTTGAACCTGTCCAGGGCCTCCGCCAGTGCTATCAATACGCTCTGATGATATGTACCTGTAATTTTCCCAAATCCCTCTCTGGTCTTTGCCTCTCCGGCCACCATGCACTCCAGCACATAGCCATAATATTTCTCTGTGGCTTTCGGAGAGATGCTGTCTGTGGTTATGTAGATTTTTACTTGAAACATTTATTCCCTCCTGACTAACCGGATCATGGTGTACCTCCTGTATTTGAATCCTGTGATCGGATTTTTGCCCTCATAGATATGGGCAATGTAATATCCTTTTTTCGGTTTCGGTTCTGCTTTCCACCGGAGCAGCTTGTCCTTTTTTGGCTCCGGCAGGGGCATATTGCGTGATGTTCCATAATTCGCTGCTTTCAGCCTTGGCTTTCCTGGGGTACCGTCCTTTTTCATTTCCACGGTATTCTCATCCTTGGTTATGTAGTTTGACAGTTTCGTGAAATCCTCATCATAGAATTTGCTTTTCCTGATTTCTGTAAACCAGGTACCACCTTTGTCCCATGCCCTCTGGATGATGCTGGCTGTGTCTCCAATCTCATTGATGATTAAATGGATGTGCCAGGCTCCCTTTGTCCCCTGCTCTATGTTCCTGATCCAGAAAAGCTCATAGCCACGTTTCTTGTATTCCTTTCTCACATACCTCATAGCTTTCCGGAAATCTTTGAGAGCCGCTGCCATATCCGGTGGCCTATTCTTTACCTCATAGGTCCATGTTGCCCAGATGTCTCCTGGCTTGAAATACTCCAACATCCGGTGGCGGCATCTCCTGGCCTTATTCAAAGCATTGACTATCCTCATCTGCTCTGCGGTAGGTTTTGCTTTCTTTTCCCTCCGCTTTCCAGGGGCACCATATTTCCCATCATGAAACTCCTCTACATCAACGATGTCCCCCTTTTGAAACCTGTATGTTTTTCTCTTTATTGCCATAGTATCTGGTCCTATCTTTAATAACTTTATCAAGTGCTATCGGCGGGCAAAAACCGCCGTTTTCCTTGACTTTACAGGCCCATAGTAGTACTATGTTTACAGGAAGTTTTTCCATAGCACCTATGGACCTGCTGGTATCTGCAAATACCAGCTTTTTCTTTGCTCAAATAACAACCTCCACGGTCACTCCGTTTTCTTTTGCTATCTTCTGAGCGTATTCCATGACCTCCTCCATCTTCCCGATCCTGCAGCTCATATATGTTTTCTGTCCGGATGGAAGTGTGACCAGGTCGCTCCACCTGATGATTTTTACCGGGTTTTCCCCTCTGATTTCCAT